ATTTACAAAGCCCAGAGAAATTCGAAGAATATTTTCAATCAAAGGTAAAGGTGGCACAGGAATTCCTTTTGTCGGTAAAGCGACTAGAAATAATAGAGAACGTGCAGCGTTATTTTCATTAGGCGTAGATGAGGGAAAAGAAACTATCTATGCTAGATTACAAAAGCAATTTGTAGGACAGGGTTATTGTCATTTCCCAATAGAAGATGACAGAAACTACAATCAAGACTACTTTGAAGGTCTATGTAGTGAGAAGCGTATAGAGAAATATGTCAAAGGCAAAAAAACATACCAATGGGTCAAAATAAAATCAGGAATCCGAAACGAACCACTCGATCTAAGAAACTACGCAACAGCAGCACTAGAAATATTGAATCCAGATATGGAATACCTATCCAAACATAAACAGAAAATCTCTGCAGAAACCACTAAAAAGCCAAAGGTTAAAAAGAAGAAGAGGCGAGTGATTTCTAAGGGGATATAGATGTTGAAATAACAGTTCAATTATAATATACTAAATACGATATATTATGATTGAGGGGGAGTTTTGATGGATGAAAATCAGACAAAAGGAACTTTTAGCGATTCGATAATTAAATATTGTGTAGATAAGTTTGTAGAGTTCTTTGCCAAGCATTGGCTTAAAGTTTTGATATTAATAGCATTGCTAGCAATGGAAAACAATAGGCGTTTTTTAGGATTTGTTGTTAATTATATTACTGGGAAGTTTGTAGTTAAAGAGAGTGATAGCTCTGTATTATTGGATGTAGTGCCTATCTTAGTAGTAAGTTATTTGGCATATCAATCTAATAAGCGAATAAATGAAATGCAGGAGCAAGAAATTAAATTTAGAGCTGAAAAAGAGAAGGAGATAGAAAATTTAGAAAAGACTAATTTTTTACAACAAAGCAGGATTATTAGAATCGAATATGAAGTTAGATTGAATTATTTTAAAGAGCAAGCAAAAATAATAGAAGCACTTATATATTCAATAGTTAGTAATGGGAAAAATGAAATATTTGAATTAATTCAGATAGTAAAACTTGTTGCTCCAAAATTAGAAGATATTAGAGTATATAATGAAAAATATACACTCCTTCTTTTGAATAAATTGAAATATGATAAATGTGAGGTCAATAATGATATAGATATTTTTACAGAATTCAATCATGAAGTATATATAATGATTGATAAGTTCAAGATATTAATAAACATATTAGAAAATATAGAAGGAAAAGAACAGTGTGAAGATACTTGTTTAGAATCAAGGAAACATGCAGAGGATAAAATTATTCTTTTTAAAATTAAAATTTTTAATTTTTTAAAAAAACTTGAAAAGATAGAAGAAAATCTAAAATCAAATTAAAGACACGCTATGGTGTATTATTTATACTAAATAAAGACATAGATATTGAAATAACAGTTCAGTTATAATATACTAAATATTGGATATTATAATTGAGAGGGGAATTTTGATGTGTAAAATTTGTAAAAACAATAAATATAATCAAAAAATAATAGAAGTAATAAAAAAAATAATGTTAATAATATTATTATTATTATTTTTGATTGGCATGATGTTATGTGAAAATAATAGGAAAATAATTGGTTTTATAATAGATTATTTTAAAGGAGATATTATTATAGAATTAAGTGACATGGCAGTATTTCTTCAAGTTGTTCCAATTGTTACTGTTAGTTTTTTTAGTTATAGAATTTCTAAAATGGCATTTCAAAAAAGTGATAAAGATAAAAAAAGAAAATTAAAATCAAAGTATGAAAGTAAGAAAGAATTATTTACTATTAAGATAATTGAAATGAAAAGTCTTTATTTAAATCTGAACCATAATCTGAACCGTAATGCTCGCAATGATATTGATTCGTCATTAAAAAAACTTGATGAAGCAGTATATGAATTTGAAAGATTACATTCAGAAGTATTAACATGTAGATTTGAATATGAAGATATGAATGATTTAGATCATTTTGATAAAGAGACAATGGAAGTTATTAGCCTATTATTGTACAAAGTAAAATATAGTAAAGAATATGTAAAATTAGCAATAATAAACAAAAGAGATATGAGGGCGATAATTGAAGATATAAATAATACAGTTGAAGAACTAGAAAAGATGCCAATATAGGGTATTAAAAATAGACACCCCACGGTGTCTTTTTTAATACCCGAAAGGAGGTGATGCAAATGAATCTACAAACAGCACAAAGAATGTTAGACAAATGGATTGAAGCTGAAGAAAAGGTAATGAGTGGTCAAAGTTACAGTATGGGTTCTAGATCATTGACTCATGCAAATCTCAATGAAATTGGAAACAGAATCAAATTTTATCAAAGAGAAGTGGGAAAACTAAAGAATAGAGGCAGAAGCAGAGTGCGATATGTTGTACCAAAGTAGGGAGGGAGCGTGTTGAGTTTTAGAGAATTCAAAGGAAGGCTAAAAAAGAGCTTTCAAGTGCTTACCAATAGTGGATATTCAGAGCATGGTGCTAGTTATGTGAAAAAGGCACTTCAAGGCTGGATTACTTCTATCGGAAGTACGAAAACAGACATAGATGACAATCTCGAAACGCTAAGGGAAAGGTCGCGCGATCTTTATATGGGTGGTGCATCTATAGCGACTGGTGCACTCAAAACTATTAGAACTAATGTTATTGGTTCGGGGCTTAGGGTTACACCAGCTATAGATTATGAAGCTATAGGTATGACTGCTGTAGAGGCTGACAAATTTCGCAAGAATATAGAAAGAGAGTTTAATCTCTGGGCTGATACACCAGCGTGTGATTATCAGCGTATGAACAATTTTTACGAACTACAGCAATTAGCGTTTATATCTTGGCTCATGAGTGGTGAAGTATTTGTATTACTTCCAGAGAAGGCAAGACCTAATATGCCTTATGATTTGAGAGTCATGGTGATAGAAGCAGATAGGATATCTACTCCACCAAATAAAGTTATGAAAGATAGAATTGTAAATGGAGTAGAGACTGATCGGTCGGGTGAAGTTGTAGCGTATCATATATCCAACAAGCACCCAGGAGATGATAATTATAGTAAATCTCCAAAATGGAAAAGAGTATTGAAATATGGCAAACAGACAGGAAGACCTATTGTTCTCCATCTCATGGAAGCTGAGAGACCAGAACAAAGAAGAGGTGTTCCTATTTTATCGCCTGTAATTGAGGATTTAAAACAGCTTGGAAGATATACAGAAGCTGAGTTGATGGCATCGGTTATATCTAGTATGTTCACAGTTTTTATTAAAAGCGATAATCCAGAGCTGGATTCAGCTCTTGGATCATTTGGATATGATGAGGACGATCCAATCAGTGAAGAATTACCAGAGTACAAATTAGGAGCTGGAGCTATAGTTGCTTTAGGAGAAGGGGAAGATATCAAGGAAGTAAATCCTGGAAGGCAAAATACTGCATTTGATGGTTTTGTAGCTGCTATTTGTAAGCAGATTGGAGTTGCGCTTGAATTACCTTTTGAAGTATTGGTAAAGCATTTTACATCATCGTATAGTGCATCAAGAGCGGCATTACTAGAAGCATGGAAGATGTACAAAATGCGCAGAACTTGGATGGTGAATGATTATTGCCAACCAATATATGAGGAATGGTTTACAGAAGGTGTTACGAAGGGAAGGATAAATGCTCCAGGCTTTTTTGATGATCCTATTATTAGAAAGGCATATTGTAAAGCAACATGGACAGGTCCAACTCAAGGACAGCTTGATCCATTAAAGGAAGTTAGAGCTGCAGAGCGTAGAGTGAGGAATGGTTTCTCTACTAGAAGTCAAGAAACTATTGAGATGACTGGTGGAGATTATTATGACAATGTATCGAGATTGCAAAGAGAAGAGGAAGAGTTGAAGAAAATTCAAGGAGGTGAGGCGAATGCATAATTTTTGGCAGTTTAAGAATCAGACAGAAACTAGTGTGGATTTATTACTGTATGGTCCAATAGCAAGTGAATCTTGGTGGGGGGATGAAGTTACTCCAAAAAGTTTTATTGAAGATTTGAATGCTGCAGGTGATGTATCTGAGATAAATGTGAGAATTAATTCTGGTGGCGGTGATGTGTTTGCAGCTGAAAGTATTTATAGTCATTTGATTACTCACAGTGCAAAAGTAAATGTATATGTAGATGGAATGGCAGCGAGTGCAGCTACTATCATCGCAATGGCAGGGGATAAGATTTATATTCCTAGTGGTGGAATGATGATGATTCACAATCCTATGATTAGTTTGTGGGGTAGTTACAATGTCCAGGATTTCGAAGAGATGAAGTCAATTCTAGACAAGATAAAAGATTCTATTATTAATACTTATCATCAGAGAACTGGAAAATCAAAAGATGAATTGGGTCAGTTGATGAGTGACGAAACTTGGTTGACTGGAGAAGATGCAGTTGAACAAGGTTTTGCAGATGAGATTTTTGATGCGAGAGTAGAAAAGGTAACAAATAGTAAAATGTGTATAATCAATTCGGTTAATATTGATGTGACACAGTTCAAGAATTTTCCGAATGAAGCTGTGAAACCATCTGAACCAGTTAAGCCAAAGAATGATGCGCCGATTCAGATACCAAAGAAACCACAAATTGAACCACAGAATAATTTAGGAAATAAAGAGGAGGAGTCAATCATGAATTTAGAAGAATTAAAAGCGAAGCATCCAGATGTTTATAAAGCGGCTTTAAATGAAGGTATTAAGGCTGAAAGGGAAAGAATCAAGGCTATTGATGATATTGATGCACCAGGA